AACGTTAAGAAATTTGTGGCATCTACATCTCGATTCTTAGTATTCGAACAAAATACGGCATCGACTAGAGGTAGATTCATCAACACTGTACAACCTTACTTAGAAGGAATTCAACAAAGACAGGGATTGTACGCATTTAAAGTAGTTATGGATGAAACTAACAACACACCTGATGTAGTTGATAGAAACATTTTGGCTGGACAGATATTCCTACAACCTGCTAAGACCGCTGAATTCATTGTAATTGATTTCAACATCTTACCAACTGGAGCATCGTTCTCGGCATAAAACAAAAAAATGAATAACTAATATTTATTAGTATAAAAGGGAAATAAAAAAATGGCAGAAGTATTAGAATTTAACGAAATGTTCTTCACCAACTTCGAACCGAAGATGAAGAATCGCTATATTATGGAGATTGATGGTATTCAATCTTACTTAATAAAAACAGCAGCGAGACCATCTATCAATTTCGAAACTGTGAAGTTAGACCACATTAACACTTATAGAAAATTACAAGGTAAGGGTGAGTGGCAGGATATCACAATCACATTGTATGACCCAATTGTACCTTCAGGTGCACAACAGGTGATGGAATGGGTAAGATTAGGATATGAATCTTTAACTGGTAGAAAAGGATACGCTGATTTCTATAAAAAAGATATTGATTTCTATATGTTAGGACCTGTTGGAGATAAAATTGAACAATGGAAACTAAAAGGTGCATTCATCCAAGCAGCTAATTTCAATGATTTAGATTTCTCATCTAATGACCCTGCCGATATTGAATTAACGCTTTCATATGATTACGCAATATTAGAATTTTAAGATATTATCCACTACTATCTATAAATTGAAGAAGGTTCTCTTAGTGAGAACCTTTTTTCGTTTTACAACTTTTTTATTTTGATATACTTATATATACAAACAAATAAAGGTTTAATATGAGTGAAAATAAATTCGAATTCCCAACTGAGGTGGTGGATTTACCATCAAAGGGATTAGTTTACCCAGAAGGACATCCATTAAGAAAAGGAAACATTGAAATTAAGTATATGACAGCAAGAGAAGAAGATATTCTTGCATCACAATCCTTAATTAAAAAAGGTGTAGTATTAGATAAGCTATTTGAATCAATAGTTGTAGAACCAAATGTAGATATCAATGATATATTTATTGGTGACAAAAACGCTATTCTTTTAGCAACAAGAGTAATGGGTTACGGACCTAATTATGAGGTAGAAGTAACTGACCCATCTACATTAGAACCACAAAACGTAACTATTGATTTATCTAAAGTAAAAACTAAAGATTTTAGTGAAGATTTATTGAATGGTGATAATTTGTATAAATTTAAATTACCAAAAAGTGGAGCAGAGTTAGAGTTTAAACTTCTAACACATGGTGATGAAATTGAAATCACAAAAGAAAATCAAGCATTGGCTAGATTATATAAAGGTAAGGGAGATGCATCATTTGATGTAACAACTCGTTTAAAATATATGATTCAATCCGTAGATGGTAATCAGGATAGAGGTTATATTACTAAGTGGGTACAAAACTCATTCTTAGCATTAGATACAAAGTCATTCAGAAAATTTGTAAGAGAAATCAGTCCAGATATGGATTTAAAATTCAACTTTGTATCAGAGTTGACGGGTGAGGAGGAGGCGCTCGATATCCCGTTTGGGGTATCGTTTTTTTACCCTTCCGAATGATTATAGTATCCAACTCCATAACCAAATTTGGGAGTTGGTTAACTTTGGTAATGGATTTACTTGGAGAGATGTTTACTTCATGCCAATTCAATGGCGAAAATTCTACTTCAATAAATTGGCAGAGTTAAAAAAGAAAGAATCAGAAGAATACAAAAAAATGGAACGTAAGTCAAAAGTAAGGGTTAGAAAATAATCCTTACTTTTTTTTTATCCAATATTTATAGTTGTATAAATATGGACATTCATTATGAAAAACAAAAAACAAATAAGTGAAGCTTCAATTGCTGGATTTATTAATCGTTTCTTGGGTGATATGCAAAAGGGTACTCAAGATAGATTTATACAAAGGGCAAAACAAAGAAAGCTACCAAAGGATTTGGTTAACCAGATGGAAAAAATTGAAAAAGAAAGACAGCATCTGGATAATATTATTAAAAAGTACTCTAAGTAAATTAGTTAAATGGCAGATAATCTAAAGACTAAACAGGACTTAATTAAAGCCCAAGAACGTTATCAGACTCTTCTTGATTTACAAGCAAAGACTGGTAAGGATTTTAGTACGTCTTTAGATAAACAAAAAGAAAAGGTTGTTTCTTTAGCTAAAGCTTTAAAAAAAATAAACCAAGAAAGATTAGATTCTCTTAAATCGGAAGAATCATCTATAAAATCTATTTCATCAAGTTTCCAAACATTTTCAAATTTACAGAAAAAAACTTTATCAATTGGTGCTGCGGTAGCAACAGAAAACAAAGAGCAAGTAAAAGCTGTAACAGACGTTCTTAATACAACAAGAGATATAGCATCAATCTCAAAAGATGATGAGTTTGCACGAAAGGCTCTTACAAACCAATACAATGAACAACTTAGTGCTGCTAAATTACAATTTGGTGAAGAATCTGATATTATTAAAGCAATGCAAGCTCAATTTGATGAAGCTATATCTTTATCAAAATTAAGTGAAGAGGAAAAAAAGGTTTTAGAATCACAAGCAGCTGCATATGATACCATTCAAACTAAAATAGCATCAATTGGAGCAACTCTAAGAACATTCCTTAGTAGACCACAAGCTTTAATTGGTGGTTTGTTTGTTGGTGCTGGTGTTTTAGCAGATAAATTCGCAGATGTAAATAAGGAGTTAGGAAACGGATTTGATATATTAAACGGAACAACAGCATCTGCAGGTGTTCTGGGATTTGTATTTGAAGATACTGCTGGGACTGTAAAAGCATTAGCTAGTGAGTTTGGTGGTACTGAAGCAGCAACCTTTAAAACTCAAGCCAATATTGGTTTGATGGCAACAAATATGGGTATTTCAAATACCGAAGCAGTTGCATTAACTGGTTCATTTGCAAGAATGGCTGGTGGTTCAACTGATATTGCTGCTGATATGGTTAAAACTACTCAACAATTTGCAAAACAAAATGGAATAGTTCCATCAGCACTTATGGCTGATTTAGCTGGAGCAACTGAAGAATTCGCATTGTTTGGTAAAGAAGGTGGAGAAAATATTTTAAGAGCAGCTGGGTTCGCATCTAAGTTAGGTACTAATATGAGTACACTTAGTGGTATTGCAGAAGGTTTATTAGATTTTGAATCTTCAATTACTAAGGAATTAGAATTAGGTGCAATGTTAGGAAAAAATATTAATTTGGATAAAGCTAGACAATTAGCTATGCAAGGTGATATTGAAGGAGCAACTAATGAAACACTAAATGCTTTAGGTGGTATTGAAGAATTCAATAAAATGGATTACTTCCAAAAGAAAGCTACCGCTGATTTATTAGGTGTATCGGTTGGTGAACTTCAAAAGATGGCATCAAATCAAGAAAAAGCAAACACTTTAGGTGGTGTAATGCAATCCAAATTCTCAGCTGCAGGTGAAGCCATAAACGCTGGGTTAAACAAATATTTAGGTACAGGTCTAAAAGGTTTAGGTGGTATGATTACTATGACGGGCCAAATAGGAACTGGATTTAAATCATTGGGTATCGATATGGGTGGTATTGCTAAAAAATCCGGTGAGTTTGTTAAAAATATTGCCAAAGCAGCAGCATCAAAAATAGGTAACTTATTTGGTGGAGGTGGTGGTAAACCTTCTCTTACTGAAAGTATAGGTAGTAAATCTGGTAAATCTATAAAGGCTCCGAAAGGAGGACCTGGTGGTGGAATTATGGAAGGTATGTCCAAAATCAATATGAATGCAGTTCTTAAAGGTGCTGCAGCAATGGTAATCGTAGCTGGTGCCGTATTTGTATTTGGAAAAGCAGTACAAGAATTTATGAAAGTTAGTTGGGAAGCGGTTGGAATGGCTGTGGTATCAATGTTAGCATTAGTTGGGGCAGTTGCTCTATTAGGTGCTATTATGATGAGTGGTGTAGGTGCTGTAGCTATTTTAGCTGGAGCGGCCGCTATGTTAGTAATCGCAGCATCGGTATTAGTATTAGGACACGCACTCCAAGCAATTGGAACTGGATTTGAAATGATGTCAACTGGTATATCAACCTTAATGCCACAATTAATGTCTGTGGCTACAACGATAGGTGGTTTAGTATTATTAATTCCAGCAATTCAATTATTAGGATTATCATTAATGGGATTATCTGCATCTCTGATAGCATTTGGTGTAGCTGGAGTACTTGCCGCACCTGGTCTAATGGCAATAGCAGCAGTTGGGGCAGTAGCTACTGGTATAAATTCACTATTAGGTGGTGGAGATGAAGGCGGAGGTTCTGATTCTGATTTGATAACTGAAATCAGAGGATTAAGAGAAGATTTAAATAATGGTAAAGTAGCAGTTTACTTAGATGGACAACGGGTAACTGCTGGAGTTTCAAAAGTAGTAAGTAGAGTAGGAAGTAATTCATACGCAACATAATATATTATGCCAACATTAGAAGAATTATTTAAAAGTAAACAATTACCCTCACAAGGTGGTAAAACCGCTGAAGAAGCTTATGCTATTAGGAATAGTAAAGATATAAGAATATCTTCATCAAATCCATTGGTGAATATAACTGGTATGTTGTTGGCTAGAGGTGCTAGAAAGGTATTGGGAATTAGAAAGGATGAATCTTTATTAGAAGAAGAAGTGACTGGTTTAAGAGTTATTAGGTTTGGTTCAATACCGATGATATATGGTTCAGATACACCAAGAATTACTTTAAGAACAACTGATTCAATTTCAAAAATGAAAGCAGAAACATCTGGAGAAATAACAGGTGCTACTGGTTTAATGGCTAAGATAGGAAGTGCGGCATCAAGTGTAAAAAGTGCATTAGGATTACCAACCAAAGCAATTCCAACATTTGTTGTAAGTGGATTAGAAGGTGAAAAACTTGGTGAAACTCAAAAAAGAATGAGCCAATTAGAAAAGGTTAAAAACTCGGCTGAAGGAAAAGCTGCAAACAAACTTTTAGGATTTATTGGTGAAAATGCTGGAGGTGGTACACCAGATGCTATTGGTAGAAACTTAGTTGGTGGTGCAATAAGTGCTGGTAAGCAAGAATTGGGTAAAAAACTATTTGGAAGTAGAGGTGGTAGTTCTTTAGGATTAGCAACTGGAAAAATACCTACGGGAATTACACCAGCTCCATCAAATGAATTTCCAACTATATATACGGATAAAAGTAATAAAAATTGGGGTAAATTTGGATTTAATTATGGTTCATTAGACCCAACTACTGGTGCTCAACGATTAAAAGAAGATAAAAAAGGAAGTAGGTACAGTAAAACCATTATTAAAGAAGGTGATGATAAAAATGATTTATCTTATAAACAAGAAGTTGAAAATGTACCAATTATTAAATTTAGTGCTGAACCTGAGAGAGCAAGTAAATTTTCAAATGTAACTAAAAATTCAAACTATGTAGATGTTAGTAAAGATAACTTTTTAGAAACTAAAAGAGGAATGTACACCATTAGTGATAAAGTAAATATGAGTGGTGTGTATGAAGGTGAGGGTGATGAAACCTTAGATGCATTAGATTTTGTAACTCTTAAATTTACTTCATTGGGTACAGTTAGTGGAGCATTACGTTCAGCAAATTTTAGAGCAACTATTAGTGGATTGAGTGAAACCTTTTCTCCTTCTTGGAGTGGACAAAAATTTATTGGTAATCCATTTAGCTATTATACATACGATGGAATAGAAAGAAGTGTTTCTTTTAATTTTAAAACATATTCTTTAAATGCAGCAGAACACAAAAAAGCTTGGGAAAAGCTTAACTTTTTATCTGGATTAACATATCCAGCTGATTATTATGGAAACTCTGCTATAAAATCACCACTTATAATGTTTACGTTAGGTGATATGTATAAGAAAAAGGCAGGTTTTATAGAATCTCTTTCATATACCATTGATGATACTACACCTTGGCAGATAATGAACAAAGAACAATCTCACTTAAATAATGCAGCTCAAGTTACAACTGATGTATTATATGGTAAACCCAAAGGTGTACCTCAAAACCCATCTAATAATGAAATAGATATGGTTGGTTATAGATTACCTACAATTGTTGATGTGGCTGTTACCATTAAATTTGTTGAAAATAGAAAAGAAACTGGTACTGAAGATGGTAATAGAAAACTTTATACCTTTGGACCAACAACTTAATAAATTATGGCAAGTAGATATCAAAATAATGAAGTTAAAAAAATAGGAGATGGTAGAATAGTGTATCGTTCTAAAATTTATCCTGAAATTCCATTAAAGGATAATGATATATATGTAGCATCAGAGACGGGTGATAGATTAGATACACTTGCTTATCAATATTATGGAGATGCATCTCTTTGGTGGATTATAGCAGCTGCTAATAATATACACAATGCACCATTTGGTTTAAAAGATGGTACAATTTTAAGAATACCTCAAAACTTTATAGAGATAAACAATCAATTTAAACAATAATAAGTTATATGGCTTCATTTCCCAATTTTTCAAATATTCAGGGGTTTGTTAAAAGTACTTTAAATAAAAGAGTAGGAAATCCCCAACTAATATCTAAACTTAATCCATTTGTAAGATTAGTTTCTGGTGGTGGTGCTGGTTTAGTTTTAGATTCAAATCCAAATAATAACTTATTTAGAGCAGCGGGTAGAACATATGGTTCATCTACACAAGCGGGAAGAATTGGTACAACTTGGGGAGGAGCTGATATAAATCCATCTGTTGGGCAAGGATATAGACCATCGCCAATTGTAACTTCTTTAGAAGTAGATGAAGGTGCTGGTAATTTAAGTAGAAAGGCAAGTTTTTCAATAACCTGTTTTACTAAAGAACAAATGGAAACATTAACTAGGTATTTTTTAGAACCTGGTATGAGTGTATTTTTAGAGTGGGGATGGAATACTGCAGCTGGTGTAAGTGGGTTAACTCCATTAAACGCATCATCTATATCCCAATACCAAAATGCGGCAAAGAGAGATGTAGTTAGGGCAAATACTTCTGGAGAGTATGATAATTATTTAGGATTTACAACTGGTGGTGGTGTTTCATTGGATGGTGATAAGTGGACAATAAATGTGAATTGTACAGGATATACCGAACTACCAACCTATTTATTGAGTAGTGAAACTGGTGAACAAAAACTAAATGAAGAAAAAAAACTTCCAAGCGCAAAGGTATTTGGTTTAAATTATATAAATACTGAAAATAGTAGTTTAGGTGATGAACGATTTATGAAAATGTTCAATGATTTACCACAAACAAGACAAACTGTAGCTGTAAAGGGATTACGAAGTAGATTTGCGGCTGATGATACTATTTTAATTAATTTTGATGATGAGGTAATTGAAGAAATTAATGATTCTTCTGATGGATTTAAACTACCATTAGTTGGTTGGGAAGTATCTGCTGGTAAGGTAACTATTGATGGTAAAGCTGTAAAATTTCCTGCAGGAACAAAAATAACTGCAGAGGAAAGATTTATACGATTTGATGCTATGATGGATATCATATATGAAATTGGTGTAGATGGTTATACTTTACCAGATGGAACTGAAATATCTTTTGAAATAGATTATAAAGATACTGCTTGTTCAGCTTTTGAAAAAATATATAGCACTGACCCCGATAAATTATTTATACCAAATCCACAATCTCCTAGATTTAATTTATCTGCTATTACATCTGATAGTAGTGATTTACCAACGGTAAGTCAAATAAGAGATGCAGGTTCGGTAAATAATTCACCATTGGATAGAATTAAATTTCCAAATCCAACAAGATATACGAGTTCTGATGGAAAAACTAAAAAAAGTGCAAACGAATGGGGATATCTAAAGGATTTGTATGTTAACTTTGATTTTTTTAAAGGTATATTGGATACTAAGCAATTTTATCTGAAAGATGCATTGTATCAGATTTTAAATGGAATGTCATCTGCAGTAAATGGTATGTGGGATTTCCAAATAAAAGAATCTGAGGTTAAAGTTGGTAAAGCAACAGTAAGTAAACTAAAAATAGTTGAAATGAATTTAATAACTAATGGAAAGCAAGCACCAACATATACATTTGAAATGATAGGTGCTGATTCTGTATTCATAGATGCATCTTTAGATTTAGATATTAGTGGAAATAAAATGAATCAAGTAATAGGTTCTAAATTAGGAGCAGATTTAAATTCAGATTCTAAAAAAATATCACTTTTTACAGAACAAGCAGCTTTAAATGACCAATTGGCAGTAAAATTAAAAAGAAAAAATACTAACAAAAAGGATGATAGTACTTCAACTGAAAAAGATGCTGAAGAAATAGCAGAAGCTAATTTAGCTATTATGATGGGTAAATCTAGATTCTATCCAAGAGTTGAAATAAGTGATAAAACATCAGTAGATGGCGTAGACCTTTATAAATTATGCTATTTAGGAGCATATAAGGATTCTACTATATTTAGTGCACTAAAAAGTGGTAATGATGCAAAAACATCATCCGCTACTCCATTAATGCCAATTAATTTTAGTTTCAAAGTTCATGGTGTAAGTGGTATAAGAAGAGGTGATATGTTTAAGGTAAACGGAATACCATCAATATACAATAATGGATTTTTTCAAGTATTAAGTGTTAAGCATACTTTGGATGGTATGATGTGGACAACTGAAGTAACTGGTGGATATAGAAATAATAATTAATTATGAGTTTAGATAGATATAATAAAATAGTAGATTTACCAAAAGATTTTAATCAAATTAAAATAGTACCATATATCCCATCACCAACTGATATAGATTATAAAAGAGGATATATTGTAAGATACTTCGTTCAGAAAGCAAATGATACAAATTCTGTAATTTATGAAATACGAAAAAAATCTATTGGTAAGTTATCTGATAATTCTTTTTATAAAATAGTTTCATTGGATTGGAGACTTATAGGAGATAGAGAAGATGTTAAAAAATCAAACTCATCATCAGTAAGAATTGCATCTCAAATAATTCCTAAAATCCAACTTTACTTACCCAACCTTTTACAATTTCATAAAAAATAATTTGGATATTACAAATATTTTTCTTATATTTGTTAGATGATTGTAGTAGAATCTAATAAAGAGAAGGAAGAATTTATCAAAAGATGGGAATCTGAGCCATCTATTGTAATTCCTATATGGTGTGATTTGGAAAAACATCCAATGAACAACGAACTTGCTTTCTTATTCGTAAGAGTGGGAAAAACTGACTTTATTCTCATATATAATCATATTGATGGTAAATCCCATCATTTAGACCTTTCAACATCAACACAACCAAAATGGGTATGGAATAAAAAAGGTTTATTACAAACTGGTACAAATATACAAAATATTTTTGATATATCCAACTATTACTTCTTTGAAAAGAATCAAACTATACCCAATGAGGTACAAAATCAATCATTTATTTCACATTATACCCGAATGGGTATAAGAGATAATTTAGGAAAGATAGCACCTTTAATGAAGTGGTGTGAGTACTTAAAATCATTTGTTGACAATATAAGTACTACTATTCCTCCTCCCGATTTATCTCCTAAAAGTTGGATTGATAATACGATGATTCCTCTTTTATCTCAGATTGAACGATATGGTGTTCGGGTCGAAGGGGAAAAATTTTTTGATAGATATCCACAAGCTACTAAACATTTAAACAACAATATCGTATATACCGAATATAACCCATATACTATTACATCCCGTCCTTCCAACCGA